CGTTATTGTCCTGCATGTGATAAGGACGAGACGAGAGATGAGTGTAAGGCTGGTGGAGAATATTGGGATGAAAACTCCAAACCTGCAAAGGAAGAAGATCCAAGATCAATGCCTGCTAAAATCAATCTTGCAAAGAACAAGTTGAGAGCAATGGGTCTCAAGATGTCTTATGATATGGAAGGTGATATGGTTGAAGCAACCGAAGATTCACTGAAAGATCGTCGCATGGAACGTGGTGGTGTTGGTGGTAACATCCGTTATGACAAAGCACCTAAACCTGCCAACACTGCTGGTAAGAAGAAACCTGTTGTTGGTGGTCCATCTGCACTTGAGAGAGTAAAGGCAAGTATCACTGCCAGGTATGGTCAGGGTGCCGTTATGGATACTAAGAAGAAGTAATGCCTGCAGTATCACAAAAGCAACAGAAGTTCTTTGGAATAGTTCGTGCCATCCAAAAGGGAGAAATGGCACCAACGACTCCTGAGACTGCAAAGGCAGCTGCCGATATGAAGAAGAGTGATGTAAAGGATTTTGCATCAACCAAACATAAAGGTCTTCCTGAAAAGAAAAAGGTTCAGGAAAAGATAGACTATGCCGATACTAAGCAAATGAAAAAGTTTGCTGATGAAAAGAAAAAGTTTGCTAAAACTGATCAAAGAATGAAGTTTGGTAAGTTTTATGATAAGGCTAAAGAAGCAAAGGATAGATTGCGTCCTGGTGAAGTTAAAAAGTTAGTTGATGGTAAGTGGGTATCAAATAAAGATTAAGTCTGCTATATAGTTTAGACTTCTGGTTCGAACTATGTTAGCATTTTTACTTCCACTCGCATCCAAAATTATCAAAGATGCCGTTTCAAATATTCCCGAAAATGAAGAACTCGGTGAGAAAATGGTTGAGATCTGTCTTGTTATTCTTTCTAAAGCAGTTAAGTTGACTAAGACTGATATGGACGATCAACTTCTTGAAGTTGTCACAAAATCAATTCGTTCTAGAGAAGCAGAATAATTTTATAAATATCTGTATAAAAGAACTTAAAGGTAAGAGAACATGTCACTTTGGGGGAAAAATGATAATAAACTTTCCGATGGCACAGTAACGTTAAATCATGCAAATCGAACTGTCACTGGAAGTGGAACTACTTTTGGAACAGTTGGTTGTGGAGCCACTGGTGATATTATAAGATTTGGTCAACCATTGAGTGGACCAACTGGTTATTTTGGAGAAGCAGTTATTATAGGTATTGGAGGAACTCAATCAATTACCATTGATTCAACAGCAGGTGCAACTCCAGCCGATATCACGGGAGTAAATTATCAGATAACACAATCTCCTAAGTCTACTGTTACTGATGCTGCCTTTAATAAATTATCAAGAGGATCATCACAAAAAGGTGCTACAAAATTAGATACAACAATTAATGGGGACGTTGCTGTTGGTGCTACTGTAATTACTACTACCGCAGCTACAACTGGTTCGGGTATTGTTGTTGGAGATGTTGTAGAAATAACTCATGGAAATATAGTTCCAAGACGCCAATTCTCTAAAGTCCATTCTATTGCTACTAATACAGTTAGAGTTCAAAATGGTTTAAAATCAACAGAAAGTGTTTTTAGAACTGATGGTGCAGCATACACAACTGCTGTTTCTGTGGTTAATGTGCAAGAGGCTATTCTTCGTGATATTCTCGACGGAGATTCCGTTGTAGGAGCACATATAGGTGATATTCAAAAAGGAGATACCTTTACTATTGGTAGTAATAGCATTGGTATTGGAACTGTTACACCAGTTGTTTTAAATGGTGTGGATACAAGAATTCTTACATTAGATGGTAATCTAACTCAAGGTATTGCTGAAACTCTTGGTGGAGCAAAGGTTGTTCTAAAAAGAGGTGCGATTAGTGGATCTACAATCGTAATTAGAGGACAAGAAGCTAGCACTGATGAAACACAAACACTTGGTGTTTCTACCGCAGGAGTTTCTGCTGCTAATGCAACTGCTTTTGAAACGGGAGCAGGATGGGTTGGAGTTACAACCTATACTGATATGCATGGAAATGCAAGAGTTAAGAAAGAAGTGTTTGTTGCGATGTCGGGTATTCAGACTGGTAATGCACCAATCTATGACGGAAACCCATACGCATAATATAGTATGAGATTTGAAGAATTGAATGAGAGTAATTATTTACTCTTTGCTATAAAATTCTATAATAATCCCCAGGCAGTCACAAAAGATGACTTTGAAGATGACTTAAAAAGAATTAAGTACATCAAAAGATTATTAAAGAGATATAAAAATACTGGGGAATTAAAAACTCATCTCATATTAAATCATTTGACGGTATTATTTAATGTCTTTAATGATGCGGCCGTTCCCTTACTGTTCTATAATCTTGAAGATGATCTTTGGCCGTATATAAAAAGTTTTTTTGTATTTTTAAATAGGATACCCGAGTATCCTAAAACTACAATAAGTGAAATAGAGCAAGATAGTTATTGTTTAGAACAATTAAAAGAACTCTGATGGATATTGATAGGGTTATTTCTAAAATTAGGAATCTAAAAGAAGCACCTACTAATAATATTGGTAGTGGAAATATTGGAACATATGATAAGTTCTTATTCCCTCCTTCTGAAGATTTACTATCACAAGACTACCAAACTCCAGGAGAGTCTGGACAGGCAAAATATAGATTTTCTGATGTATATCCAGTCCAAAAGTTATCATTGTCAGATATTGACGGTATGGTAGATGCATCAAAGGAGTTTACTAACGTTATGGACGATAGAAGATTAACAAATATAATGAATATGGCTCGATCCATTAGAGAAGAAGCAATTGCTAATTCTGTAGGTGGTGGTGGTGTTGCCGGATTAACTGGAGAACCTCCTGTTAATTTGAAAAAGAAGAAGAGACCTCCTATTTTAGCTAGAGGCAAAATGCCGGGTGCTAGGAAGAGGTGGAGTAATGGATGAGAATAGTAATAATGTTAATAATGTTAATTCAGCAATACTAGAACGGGTTGAGAGGGTCGTAGAGGCACTGCAAGACAACTCTGTTAAAATGGGTGCATTGCTAGCGGTTCATAATGAGAAGTTAGATAAACAAGATCGTATTGATGCCGTTCTTTTTGAGAAAATAGAATTTCTTCACAAAGATATGCAACGTGCCACAGAAGAAATAAAGAAAGGATGTGAAAGAGATATAAGAAAGATTGATGATCGTCTTCGTCTTATGGAAAAGAAGATGTGGAGCATTGCTGGTTCTCTTATTGTAATATCATTCTTGGTCAGTATGCCAGGTCAAAAACTGCTACAAAGTTTCTTGACTCCCGTCGCACAAAAGGTTATAATAGAACCAGTAAGATAGTGCCCCATACATAATGGATCTGGTTGACTCCAAGTATATTGGGATGATATCTTCTCGTCTCCAGAAGTTTAAGAGAGTTAAAGATAACCTCTATAACTTTCGTTGCCCTATTTGTGGTGACTCACAGAAGAATAAAAATAAGACACGGGGATATATCTACCAGGTCAAAAATAATACTAACTTTAAGTGCCATAACTGTGGTGCGAGTATGTCCTTTAATAATTTGCTAAAGGAGATTGATGTAAGTCTTCATAAGCAATATACTCTTGAGAAGTTTAAGGAAGGTCATACCGGCAAAAACTTTGTTGTCGAAGCACCAAAGTTTGAGTTTACAAAACCAGTATTTAAAAAATCTATTGATCTTCCAAAGGCATCAACAAATTCTTTTGCCAATGAATATCTTGTAAATCGTAAGATTGATCCGGATAAGTTTTATTATGCTGACAAGTTTATGGAGTGGACAAATACGCAGAAACAAACGTTCGACACTATCACTAGGGATGAGAGTCGCATCGTGATACCAATGTATGATGAGAGCAAAAATCTTATTGGATTTCAGGGCAGAGCACTGGACAAATCATTCACTAAATATATCACCGTGATGTTAGACGAGGAGGCACCGAAGGTTTATGGAATCGAAAAAATTGACAAAACAATTGCCGTTTATATCACAGAAGGTCCTTTTGACTCAACATTCATTTGTAACTCGATTGCGATGTGCGGAGCTGACGTTGATATTAGTAACTGGGGCATTAGCAATCCTGTTTGGATCTATGATAACGAACCACGAAATCGAGAAATCGTCAATCGAATCGATAGAACAATCGATAATGGCAACTCCATAGTGATTTGGCCAAATAACATAATTGAGAAAGATATCAATGATATGGTTCTTTCTGGACATGATGTTATGTCTGTGGTAAAATTGAATACTTATTCGGGATTAGAAGCAAAAATTAAATTTAACAATTGGAAAAAAATATGACCAACGGGACAAAGGTAACAAAAAGAAATGGAAAAAATGAACCTCTTGATTTAAATAAACTGCATGTAATGGTGGAAGAGGCATGTAAAGATCTTGCCGGTGTATCTGCAAGTCAGGTTGAGATTCAATCTGGCATTCAGTTTTATGATGGTATTACAACAGATGAGATTCAGGAGATTCTAATTCGTTCTGCATCAGACTTGGTAAGTTTGGATAATCCCAACTATCAGTTTGTTGCCGCACGTCTTCTTTTGTTTGCCGTCCGTAAGCAACTGTATGGTCGTATGCACGAAACACCAACAGTAAAGGAGCAAGTTGAGCAATGCGTTCGTAAAGAAGTTTATGATGCAGAAATACTTGACCTGTATTCTGATGAAGAGTTTGATAAACTTGAGTCCTTTATTGATCATGATCGAGACTACTTGTTTACTTATGCAGGTTTACGACAAGTCTGTGATAAGTATCTTGTGCAGGACAGGAGTAATGGTAAGGTATATGAGACTCCACAGTTCATGTATCTTCTAATTGCCGCAACCATATTCTCTAAATATCCAAAGGACACGAGACTAGATTACGTTAAAAAATATTACGATGCAATCTCAAGACACAAAATCAACATTCCCACACCTATCATGGCAGGAGTGCGAACTCCACTTCGACAATATGCTAGCTGTGTTCTTGTTGATGTTGATGACACCCTCGATAGCATCTTTAGTTCTGATATGGCTATCGGCAAATATGTTGCACAAAGGGCGGGTATCGGTATCAACGCAGGCCGAATCCGTGGCATCAACAGTAAGATCAGAGGTGGAGAAGTGCAGCACACAGGTGTTGTCCCGTTCCTTAAAAAGTTTGAATCAACTGTACGATGTTGCACTCAGAATGGGATTCGTGGTGGTTCCGCAACAGTCCACTTCCCAATCTGGCACATCGAAATCGAAGACATCCTAGTTCTCAAGAACAATAAGGGAACAGAAGACAATCGAGTGAGGAAACTTGACTACTCTATTCAAATCTCAAAAATCTTTTATGAAAGATTCATCAAAAACGAAGACATCACACTCTTCAGCCCTAACGATGTTCCAGGTCTGTATGATGCTTTTGGCACTCCTGAGTTTGACGACATCTATATGGGTTATGAACAAGATGGATCAATTCCGCGCAAGACTATCGGAGGTCAAGAATTATTTTTCGACCTTCTAAAAGAACGTGCCGAAACTGGTAGAATATACATCATGAACATTGACCATTGTAATTCTCACTCATCCTTTATGGATAAGATTGAGATGAGCAATCTGTGTCAAGAGATTACTTTGCCCACTAAACCTTTACAACATATTGATGATGAAAATGGGGAAATTGCTCTGTGCATCCTTTCTGCTATTAATGTTGGTAAAATTAGGGATCTTGAAGATCTTGATGTTCTTTGTGATCTTGCTGTCAGGAGTCTTGATGAACTCATTGATTTTCAGGGATATCCCGTCAGAGCAGCAGAGATTGCCACCAGAGCACGTCGTTCGTTAGGTATTGGTTATATCGGACTGGCACACTACCTTGCCAAGCATGGGCATAGGTATGAAGATCCTGAGGCATGGAAGTCTGTTCATGACCTATCCGAAGCATTCCAATACTATCTCATTCAGGCAACTGTTAATCTTGCGAAAGAAAAAGGTGCATGTGAATACAGTCATCGTACTAAGTATGGTAATGGCATTCTTCCAATAGATACATATAAGCATGAGGTAGATCAAATAGTTCCAAATGAGCTTCAGTACGATTGGGAGAGTCTTAGGGCACAAGTTAATCAATATGGAGTTAGGAACTCAACATTGTCCGCACAGATGCCTTCGGAGAGCAGTTCCGTTGTGTCAAACGCAACAAATGGAATCGAACCACCTAGAGGATACTTGTCCATTAAGAAGTCCAAAAAAGGGCCTCTTAAGCAGATTGTTCCTCAATACGGAACACTGAAGAACAATTATGATCTTCTTTGGGAAATGAAATCCAATAAAGGATATATTAATATTGTTGCTGTAATGCAAAAATTCTTTGACCAGGCAATTTCTGGTAATTGGAGTTACAATCCGGAACATTATCCCAATAATGAAATTCCAGTGTCTATTATGGCACAGGATCTATTAACTACATATAAGTATGGATGGAAAACATCCTACTATCAAAATACATATGACATCAAGACTGACGAAATGGATGATTCAAATGAGTCACTTGATAGTTTAATTTCTCAAATAGAAACCGCGGAGGAGGAAGACTGTGAGTCTTGTAAGATTTAAGACAAATAAGGAAGAGATGCCAGTGGTCAATTCTATGACCGTATTCAATTC